GTACCATTATACTAAATCTTTAAGCTTCGGTGGTTTGTAGCAATCAGACTTAATGACTTTACCATCTTCCCTAAAGATTGCATTGCCGTCCTTGTCCAGCTTAGACATGTTTGAAGTATGTACTCTATTGAATGCAGTATCAAAAGCCCAACCGTAAGTAACAGCAAAGCCCACACACACATAAACCAGATCACACAATTCTTTAAGAACCTCATCATCACTTTTACTCTTGATAGCATTCATAACCTCATCAAATTCTTCCTGTATTAATCGGCGTCTTAAACTCTTTTGTGCGCTCATCATTGCAGAAGGTTTATCATAGGCAAGACCTAAAGGATGGTTGAATGCACGATGGAATATTTGCAACTTGTCTTGTAGAGTTTCACTTCTACCCATCATTCTTCATGTCCTCTATAAGTTTGTCTAGATACCATTTAGATTTTAACAAATCTTTAACAGGGTTTTCACTATCTTTATAACGATGTCTGCTAACATACTTAAAGACATTCCCTTTTAGATAACCCCTATACTCTTCTGCTTCCATACTATCCCTAATTAAATCAATGGTTTCAACAGTGTTATTATTGTAGTGTTCTGGGCTATTGATCTCATCCCATTCATCATCTGTCATATCAATCTCCTTTCCAGTTCTTTCCCTTGATTGAGAAAGGTACTACATTCTCTCCATAGTTAACATGTTCCTCTTCCGCTGCCTTTATTCCCCTAACATACATAACGTCAGGGTCTTCTTCCAGCATACTAATAACTCCTTGTGCTATTATGTTTGATGTTGACTCTTCTCCTTTTTGTGTGGAGTCCATAACTCTGACAGTAAACTCTCCATCCTCTCCATTATCAGAAAGAATTATTAAGACATTATCTTGTCGTATTAGAGAAAATAAATCAAAGACATTATTCAATTCTAAAAGAGCTTGGGCTTTGCTATCTATATCTTTGTACTGCATGATGTATCCTTTTTAATTAAATCCAAAAAGTAAGAAGCATTCAGTATTGCAAGAGGTATCTCTCTATTCATTTTAATTATTAATACAGGCTCTCCTTTTCCTTCATGCGTCGATGCTTGTTGGTAAGCAGAGTATATTCCTTTGTATCCTTCTCTAGCTTTGCATTCTATCTTTAATGGTATTTGTTTAGCAGCCAAGGGAGAGAGCTTTATATCTGCTCCTGTTTCCCCCATGATTGCCCCACGTATATCTCCTTCCTCTAATGAATTAAACCTACTATACAACTGATCTCTAACCCAATCTTGTAGTCTCCTTCCTTTGGCTTTCCTAGATGCTACAGANATGGACATTAATTAATTCCAGAAGTTGTGTTTGTTGTAATGTTTATCATGTATTCTTTCCCATTCAGATACAAAAGTTTTTATAATTTTTTCAGTAGAAAACTTTGATAACAAATCTTGCACTACCATACAATCTCTTGGAGAATAAACAACAATNTCACTTCTATTTAATTCATTCTCTATTTCTTTGAAGTCACTTTTCATCTTGGATATACCTNTNTTTTCCATNTCCTCTTGATAGAAAGCTTCCTCATCAATTGTTGATAGATATTTTTTGTATCTAACTAGCAGATGATTTGGTTTTATTAAATCAGATGAAGGTATACTGTTAGGTACAAACTGCACATACTTAACTAGGTGGTTTGATTCTATATCCTCTTCTGTTATTACAGATTGTGTTAGTAAGGTCATTCTAAATCTTCTCTATCCTCAACCACCTCTTCCATTCTCCCATCTTCAGGGTTGTAATACAATCGACATGCTGGGCCTGTTAACCCAGAGAACCTGTTCTTAATCACTCTTACTGTTGTGATGTTTCTCTCTCTTTCGTCCTCATGTTGACCGTTTCTTTCCAATCCAAAAACGATATCGGATAGTTGACCTATAGATGCAGATCCTCTAAGCTGGCTAAGAGAAGTTACTGCACCTTCTTCATGCCCTGATCCTGATGGTCTACGTAGATGACTAACAAGAAACAAAACAATATCCAACTCCTGAACTAGAGTACGTAACTTTGTCATGATCTCATCCAAAGCTCTACGTTCATCAGAGTTTGTTTGATCTGATACAATGATTGATACATGATCCAAGCAAACAAACCTACAGTTGAGAGCCTTAGAAAAATATCTAACACTGCTAACAATCTTATCAATATCGTTGGAACCAAAGTGGTCAAAGAAGTAAAGCCTTCCAGTACCTAATGTGCTATCAAAGTATTTTCTAAAATCCTCTTTAGGTGTGGTCTTGTATACATCAGGTAGATGAAGAGGTTTGTTAGCTTCTAGTGACATCATGGCTAGGCCGGTACGACGAACCGATTCTTCCATGAACATCATGCCTATCTTCTCTTCAGTATTCTTTAGAACATGATAGGTAAGTTCTCTCATGAATTGAGACTTCCCTAGTCCTGATCCAGCGGTAACAGTTATTAATTCTCCTGTTCGTATGCCGTAAGTTAATCGTTGTATTCCTCTAAAGGGATAGTTAATTATAGCTTCCGACTTGTCCTCTTGAACTATCTCCCACATGTCTTGCCCTGATATAATACCATCAGGTGTATAGCTCTCTGCTGACCACCAATCTTCTAAGAATAACTTCTCACGATTATTCATAAGGTATTCATTAGCATCTTTGTGATGACGTAGCTTTACTACCTTGGCTTTAGGGCTTAACAATTCTGCAACCTTGTTCGCCGCAGAAATACCAGGAGTATCATTGTCGAAACATACTATGATGTTATCAAAAGACATAAGCCATTCATAACTTTCTTTAACATCTTTGACTGCACTCTCTGCTCCATTCTTTATAGATACGCAAGGCCACTTTGATCCAAGAAGTTGGTAAGCACTAAGAGCATCTAGCTCTCCTTCACATAAAGTAATGTATTTTCTACCACTATTGAATGCTTGCTGACCAAACAAACCAGAACCAACAATGCTTCCTTCTGAATAGAAAGTTTTAGAAGAGACATTCCTTATCTTATGAGCAACCACTGCTCCTTCTGAATCATAGTATGGATAGAAGTGTTTGTCATCATCCTGTCTTACACTATATTTTTTGCAGGTGTTTTCCAGAATACCTCTTGAAGGTATAGCGGAAATAATTCCTTGATTTAAAACCAACTTGGAAACTTTCTTAGTGATAGTTTGATTTTGTTTTCCTTTCTGTCCATGAACATGGTGTGTACAATCAGGGGTGAAGCAATGTTCCCCACCATCGGGGAAGATTACTAGGTTGTCCTTGCTATTGCATTCGGGACAAGCTGTTCGTTGTGTTGCCAAAAGCATCTCCTTATGTATAAGTGTCAGTTACTTCAGGTACGTTAGGTTCTTTAACCACAGTGCTAAGATATCTTAGACTGTCCTTATATTTAAATACACGTAAGTCCTTCCAACATTCTAATTTAAATGGGCAGTACACACAGTTTCTGTTAAGCCGCATGTTACCAGACTTACCATCCGGTACTGGTGAGTAACACAGAGAAGGTGGGGTGGTATCATCAACTGCTTTCCTTATCTGATCAATTCTTTTGTCAGCATTTATAATACCAAAGTCATCTATCTCTAACAGAGTTATCTCACCAGTAACTTTGTTTATAGCTAAGAAGTATCCGTTGTTCTTTCCTTCTGCCATAGCATAACCACTTATCTGCCCTATGTAACCAAAGGGATCATCATTCTCTAGTGTACCGAATTTAAATTTACGAAAAGCAAAGTCACTAGTAGACTTAACATCGACAATCTCTCCATCTATCTTACAGTCCATGTGTCCAGTTACTCCATTAAGCTTAACTTCTTTCTGCTCATCTGTTACAGAATGACCAGCCTCTTTGGTTAATAGGATAAGTAACTCTTCTAGTATGGAACCATACATAAATTTTATTACCGTTGATCCTTTTGGCGGTGTATCTTTATTAGGATGATTTAATTCCATCCATAGACGCCTCAAAGGTTTTCCGATAGAAGACATTCTTAGTCTTGGATTAACTGTATAATCCCTCTTGTTTTCCATATGATCTCTAACAGCTTTCTCTATTCCTTTTAAGAAAGAAGAAAGGTTATCTTCAGATATAGTATGTTCATTCTCTAAGGTGGAATAGATATCTTCAACTAAGTTTTCTATTTTCATTTCCATCTCCTTTAGTTATATAGCTGCCCCACAGCAATGCTGCCCTCGCCCACTATACACCCTGACAATGCAGATACGTAATCATCTATGTCAGGCCCATACAACATTGATTAAACTAGATTAAAAATCCTCATCAAAGTCATCGTCACCACCAGCGTATTCAATAAGATTAATAACCTGAACCTTATTGAGATACAGTGAAGTACCATACTGATCTACCATAGCATGAGTAGAATTAGGTACAACCCTTACACGAACATCAGACCCGTTACCAATCAACGTAGTCTGAACATCAATAGGGGTCTTGTCAGCATCCATTGCTGTCACTTCAAACTTGGATTTAGGAGTAACGAACTCACCCCTATCGTCATCCTTGTCTTTTAGTTTAACCCCATTATCCAAGAGAACCTTCTTGGACTGTTGAGATAAGTTGCCTACATCGAGTTGGTACTTATCACTATATTCATCAGGCGCTTTTAGCTTAGTCCAATAAGCCTTGCCTTGAATAATAAAACTATCTGCTTTTGTTTTTGCTACCATGATTAATCTCCTTTTCTAATTGAGGTATATATCGTATCACAGATTTGGTGTAGTGTCAACAGAAATCTTATTTGCTTTTGATATTGGTATGCTATAAAATAATTCTCCTCTAGGTATAAGACTATTTGAAACTTCTATAACTTCCGCTTCTGAAACAGCTTGTCCTGTTATCTCCCAAGCTTCTTCACACATACTGTTTAATACATAGAAGGTTATGTTGTCGGCTCCTTTCCTTTCTAGTAATCTCTTTTTCCTGTATGCTATGCGTACATCTCTCCAAGAGGAAGGCCATTCTTTTTTCCAAGAGTATTTAATTTCAACCTCCCATCCTTGACCATCCTTTCCTTCAATGTCACAAGAATATCTTTCTTCATCCTTCAATAGAGAATGACCTTCACTCTCTAGATAAGATCGCATTATATCTTTAGCCTTTCGATCTGACTTGTCGTATAGCTCTTGGCTAAATTTCTTTCTCCTGATTATAGTTGTTTTCATAATATCTGTATCCCTTATAACCCATCCTTGTTCCGGTATATATAACTCCCC